TAAAAAATTAAATTTTAAAAATGAAAATAGTCAATAGGATTTTTAGGATTTTTAGGACAAAATTAGAACAAAGTTGCAAAACTAAGAAAAGGAGTAGAAAATGCGAAAAGGCGGCATCGACTGTATTGTTTGTATGTTTGGCGCACCATTTCCTGATTGCTGTTCAAAGGATTGTGGTACGAAAGAGGCATGTAAAGATTGTACTTGGCCTAACCGGTCAAACAAAGTAAAAGAAAAGGAGAACCAAGAAAATGGCAAAGAAAAGAAGATGGATTGAACCCAGAACATTCAAGCTTAGAAAGAGAGATTTATATTTCCGCAACTTCCGGGGTATTAATAAGTTTAACTCCAAAGATCACAGAATCACATTAGGCATTAAGCTTCCGGAAGATGTTGCCGAGCAGATGACTGAAGAAGGCTGGTATGTACGCTGGACTAAAGTAAGAGACGATGCACCTGAAGATATTCAGCCTATCCCGTGGCTGCAGGTGACCGTCAACATGGACAGTCAGAGACCGCCTCAGATAAATATGATCGTCGGCAAGACAGTAACAGAACTTACCAAGGACACAATCGGCACACTTGATGCTGTGGCTATTGATCATATGTCAGTTAAGGTTCGTGCTTACGACTGGGATGAATCTGACAAATATGGAGCAGCTGCATACTGTGTTGGCATGAATGTCTTCTGTGATGAGGATGAGCTTGAATCTGAACTTCGTGAATATATGGAAGAAGAGGACGATGAGGAGGAGCCCTTTGATTGATCGAGCTATATCTACACCAGCAAGAAGCGCTTAAGAAGATACATGATGGCTGCATATTGTGTGGTGAAGTTGGGTCGGGCAAGAGTTTAACCGCTCTTGCCTATTTCTATATTAACTGTGGTGGATCGATTAGACAGAATGGCAAAGGTCGTTTCAGAAAAATGGCTAGACCTATTCCGCTCTACATCATCACCACAGCTAAGAAGAGAGATACTCATGAATGGGATGAAGAATGTGCACGTTTATATTTGACAGACCAAACTAAGGTTGTCATAGATTCTTGGAACAACATAAAGAAGTATGAGAAGGTAGGCGGCGCATTCTTCATATTTGATGAGCAGCGAGTTGTTGGCTATGGTGCTTGGGTTAAGGCATTCCTTAAGATCGCTCGTCGAAACCCATGGATATTACTAAGTGCTACTCCTGGTGATACGTGGACCGACTATATTCCTGTCTTTGTAGCAAATGGGTTTTATAGGAACAAGACAGAGTTCTGTGCAATGCATGCCGTGTACAGCAGATATTCTAAGTACCCTAAGATAGAACGATTCTTAGATGAAGATGTTTTAGAGAAACTTAGAGACAAGATACTAGTCAACATGCCTTGCGAGAAAAAGACAGTTCCGCATCACATCGATATTCATTGTGAGTATGACAAGAAGAAGTATCTTAAGGTGTGGCGTGATCGTTGGGACCCATATAAGGATGAACCAATACCACAAGTGTCACAATTATTCTATTGCATGAGGAGGGTTGTTAATGAAGATGGATCGCGCTTACGTGCCTGCGCCGAGTTGTTGGAGAAACATCAAAGGGCGATTATATTTTACAACTTCAACTACGAGCTTTCTGGGCTCATTAGTCTATGTGACGAATTGGGAATTGAGAGAGCCGAATGGAACGGTACGAACCATAACAGCGTACCAACGTCCGAGCGATGGGTATACTTGGTACAGTACGGAGCTGGTTCAGAAGGATGGAACTGTACTAGTACAGACACCATTATATTCTTCTCCCAAAACTACTCGTACCGTATGACAACTCAGGCTGCTGGTAGAATTGATAGACTCAACACACCATATGTTGATCTATATTACTATCACTTAAAATCTTATGCACCTATTGACCTTGCGATTGCCAAGGCTCTTAAGAACAAAAAGAAGTTCAACGAAAAAGCGTTTTTCAATAAGCATGGAGCTAACTAATAGTTCTGTGCTTATTTCTTTTTTCGCACGCTTTTCTTCGCTATATATGGAGGAGAGAAGGAATATCTGCTCTTTTACTTTTTTAAGCGCATAGGAGAACCAAAATATGCCAAAACTTGAGAGTCGATTCCAGGCAAAACTTATTAGGGAATTAAAAGACCTATTTCCTGGATGCATGGTATTCAAGATGGATGCCAGCTATATTCAGGGAATTCCTGATCTTCTTGTTTTGTACGAAGACCAATGGGCAATGCTTGAAGTCAAAAGATCGGATAATGAATCGCATCAACCTAATCAGGATTATTATGTTGATCTTCTTGATGACATGAGCTTTGCGTCTTTTATATTTCCGGAGAACAAAGAGGAGGTATTACATGATTTGGAACTCACATTTAAAGGACGTTCCAGAAGGAGCACACGCCGCACTAGGCGCTAGTCAACATGCTTGGCTGAACTATGATGATGACAAGATGTATGAAGCATGGAAAAGAAGATACGCTCAGTCTATAGGCACATTAGCCCATAGCTATGCCAAAGACTATATTCAGTGGGGTCAGAAGGCAAAGGCTGGAGACAAAACTGGATTATTTGTGCATCTTCTTAGCAATCATATTCCAGCACGAGCAATTAACATCAATGCCTTGTTTGAAACATGGAAGCTGTATGTGAATGATTGCGTTCAGAATAGAATGCGTCCAGAACAGGTTCTATATTTCAGTCCTAATTCGTTTGGCACAGCTGACGCCATTTCGTTCAAGAACGACACACTTAAAGTGTTTGATTTGAAGACCGGCGACAGAGATGCGTCTATGGATCAGTTGTACATCTATGCAGCTCTGTTCTGTTTAGAGTATGACTATGCGCCTGGAAAGATTGACATTCTCACAAGGATCTATCAAAAAGGCGATTACTTTGAAGAACATCCAACTGCAGAGGATATTCTTCCTATCATGGACACAATCAAGACATTCGACAAACTGATTGAGGAATACAAGGAGGAGAGCCGCTATGAGATTTAAGAACGAAAAAGGAAACGGTAAGTATTTAAAACATTACGGTATGCCTAGACGTAGCGGACGATATCCTTGGGGTTCTGGTAAGAAGCCACAAAGAAATAAAAATATTTACAATGTTTACAGACAACTCCATAAGGAAGGCTTCTCAGATAATGAGATCGCCGCACAATGGGATATATCTGTAAACCGACTCAAAGCCATCAAGTCGATTGGTCGTGATGAGGAACGAAGACTTAAGGTCGAACGTGCAGAGAAGCTCAAAGCCAAAGGATATTCTAATATGGAAATCGGAAGGCGTATGGGTATTAGGGAATCTTCTGTTCGCTCACTTCTTGATGAGTCTAGAAAAGAAAGAACAAATAAAACTAGAGACACTGCAAATATAGTTAAGGCATTCGTTGATGAGCACAAATATGTGGATATCGGTAAAGGCACTGAGATTGCTCTCGATATTAAGCCGTCTCGTATGCAGTCTGTTATCGAGCAGCTTAGAGCTGAAGGATATTCTACACACAGTGTGTTCATGAATCAGATGGGCACTAACTATCAGACAGAAATCAAATGTTTGGTTGCTCCTGGAGTTTCTAAGAAAGAGCTCTTCGATCACAAATTCGATATTGTGCCTGTGTCTGATGTTATTGAGGACACTAATGGTTTAAAAATACCAAAGGCAGAGCCAATCAATAATATATCTGTAAATAGAGTACATGTTAGATATGCCGAAGACGGTGGTGTTGAGAAAGATGGTCTTATTGAGATTCGTCGTGGTTGTGAAGACCTGAATCTTGGACAAGCTGCATATGCACAGGTCCGTATTGGTATCAATGGAACTCATTATGCCAAAGGCATGTGTGTATATGGAGACGATAAAGATTTTCCACCTGGCTGTGATATTATCGTTAATTCTAAGAAACATCGTGGAACTCCTGTTCTTGGTAAAGGTGATGAGACAGTTCTTAAACAGCAGAAAACTGATCCAAATAATCCATTTGGCGCTTCTATCAAAGAAGAAGACAAGTTGAATATGGTTCAAAAATACTATGTTGATTCGAAGACCGGTGAAAAGAAGGTTTCCGCTTTAAATATAGTTAATGAAGAAGGTAACTGGTCTCAGTGGAAGAAGTCGCTTTCTTCTCAGTTCCTGTCTAAACAGAGAGTTCAGCTTGCTAAGGAACAGCTTGATCAAAAATATGCGGCTTCGAAAGACGAGTTTGATGAAATATGCAAACTTACGAATCCTACTCTTAAGAGGGTTCTTCTTGAGAAGTTCGCTGATGGTTGTGATGCGGCTGCGGTTGATCTTAAAGGTGCAGCACTTCCAGGACAGGCTTCTCATGTTCTTATTCCCGCTCCTTCTCTTAAACCAAATGAAATATACGCACCCAATTATGAAAATGGCACAAATGTCGTTCTCATAAGATATCCGCATGCTTCTGTTACTGAAATTCCTCAATTAGTTGTAAATAACAATAATAAGGAATGCAGAAAAATGCTTGGTCTTCATCCCACAGATGCGGTTGCTATAAATCCAGCAGCAGCTCAGCAGATGTCAGGCGCTGATTTTGATGGCGATTCTGCTCTTGTTATTCCCGCTAACAACATTGGTGGAAAAGTAAGAATCAAAACCGAGAAACAGTTTGAAGCACTTAAGGGATTTGATACTGATGAATATAAGCTTCCTGTAGATGCAGATGGCGAAGCCCTTGAACCTAAGAAAGTTCTTGGCGAACAGCAAAAGCAAAAGCAAATGGGTGTTGTTTCTAATCTGATTACGGATATGACTCTTAAGGGCGCTCCTGAAGATCATATGGTCAGAGCAATCAAGCATTCAATGGTTATTATTGACGCTACCAAGCATAAGCTTGATTGGAAAAAATCAGAACAGGACAACAATATCGACGAGCTTAAGCGCCTGTATCAGAAACGTATCGATCCGGAAACTGGTGAGGAAAAATATGGTGGTGCAGGAACTATCGTATCTAGAGCTAAGAGTAAAAAAGAAGTCCCTGAACGCAAGGCTATTACTGGCATTGCTCCATATCGTATAACTGAAGACGGTAAGGAAGTAGGTAATACTGATCCGAAGACAGGTAAGATCATTAATAGAAATACTGGTGACTCCTACATGTATATTTCGGAGAAGACCAGTACTGGTAAGACTAAGAAGCTCACAGTATTCACTGACTATAAGACCGGGCAGCAATACACTGTAGACCCTGCTACTAAGGAGAGGAAGTATAGATCTCCCGAAGAAGTCGAGGCCAAGGCTAAGATCAAAGGTAGAACCCAGTGGACTACAAAAATGGCGGAGGCAGAAGATGCATATACGCTTACCTCTGGGGGGTCTAAGGAAAATCCAGGCCACCCTATGGAGGGGGTATATGCTGATTACGCTAACAAACAGAAGGCCCTGGCTAACCTAGCCCGTAAGACCTACCTAGAAACACCCCCAATGCGACAAGACAAAGAAGCTCGTCAAAAATATGATGAGGAATACAAAGACCTCACCAAGCAGCTCCTTGTTGCAAAGAGTAACGCCCCCCGAGAGAGGAGGGCTACTATCCTGGCTAATAAGGAGATAGCCGAGCTTAAAGAGAGGGAGCCCGATATTGACAACGAGCACCTCAAAAAAGCAAAAGGCAATGCTATAAATCGAGCACGCCTGGCAGTAGGAGCTAAAAAAACAAAGATAGAGATCAGCGATAAGGGTTGGGAAGCCATCCAGGCAGGGTGCTTCTCAGACTCGACCCTTAAAGACATCTTAAATAACACAGATATAGACAAGGTCAGACAGTATGCTATGCCCAGACAGGCTAAAAATACTGTTTCTAGTACAAAGAAAGCTAGAATTAAGGCAATGTCTAGTTCATATACAACAAAACAGATTGCAGAAATGCTTGGTGTTTCTACATCAACCGTTTCTGACGTTTTAAATGGTAAAGACAAGTAATTCTCACTATTCACACCTCCAATAAAACGAAAGGATTGTAAGTATTATGCAGAATGCTAAGAACTATTTGTTAACAACAATCGATAATCCTTACAATCCTTTCAAAGATTGGGATTCTTGGTTTGCATATGACATGCAAAAGGGTTATCGAACATGTCAAATTCTTGATCGATTCTATAAAACAAGCGATACAATTTCAGATTCGCTTGATGAATTTCTTTATTCAACTGCTCTTGATACAATTTTAGATTTGTTCCCACATTTTTGTGTGGTTTCAGCTGAAATGGAAATAAAACCTGTTTCAATTGATGATGTTGAAGCAGTTTTAGGTATCAAGAGCGAGAATATAACTGTGGAGGATGGCGAAGACACCCCGGAGGGGGTCTAAAATTCTATACCCCCCTTTTGCAT